GTTTCAGCGTTGGGTTGTTACTGGTCTTTATCGGATAGTTCCATGGAATGAATACGAGCGTGAAACGAAGAGTGATGAAAGCAATGCTTCTTTTATTCGGTCGATATTAAATTTTGATAGCGGAAAGGTGGCGAAGTGAAGAGGACTTTGACAATTACCGGAGAAGTCGCCCGTAAAGCGATCTGCCGCCATGTGCTGACCGCAGACGAAGGTTATATCGTGACCATCGCCGAGCCATCGCGGAACCTGGAACAGAACGCGAAGATGTGGGCAATGCTGGCCGACCTGTCAGCACAAACCGACTGGCACGGAAACAAGCTGAATCCAGAAGAATGGAAAGACTTGTTAAGTGCTGGCCTGGTTCAATCAAAGGTCGTTCCGAACATGACCGGCAACGGGTTTGTGATTCTCGGACAGAGAACAAGCAAATTGAGCAAATCACAATTCGCTGCGCTGATTGAGTTAATCACCGCATTCGCTGTGGAACGTGGCGTGATATTCGGCGATGAAAGGATTGCAGCGTAATGGGACAAGCTAAATTGCGCGGAACTTATGAGCAGCGGAAAGCAGAAGGTGAATTGCGCGTTGCACGTGAGTTTATTGAGCGAGAGAACGAGATTAAACGACTAGATGCGAGTTTGTCGCTAGAAGAAAAAGAAAAGCGCCGTGCTGCACTAAAACTTATCGCAATTGCAGCAGCGTATGGATTGGGCTTATGAGCATTCCAAAAAAACCACGCAAATGCCGAGTTTGCCGAAACGACTTTCATCCTGTGCGATGCCTGCAACAAACATGCTCATTCGACTGCGAAGTGAAACTAGGAATAATCCACGCCGAACGCTCCAAGGCCAAGCGAGAGAAAGCCGAGCGTATCGCAGATATCGCCAGCACGAAGATATTGCGCGAGAAACTGAAGACTAAACGAGATTGGACAAAGGAGGCGCAAATTGCATTCAACGCATTTATCAGGGAACGCGACAAAGATAAGCCGTGCATCTGTTGTGGTATGCCCCTTGTTGGATCGGTTTCATCGGGAGGGTTATTCGACTGTGGCCACTACCGTTCGGTGGCTTCCGCTCCACACCTTCGATTTAATGAGGCGAATGCCAACGGACAGAAAAAGCAATGTAACCGATGGGGAGCAGGTAGAGCAGTTGATTACCGTATCGGACTAATCGCCAGAATCGGCCTAGAAGCCGTTGAATCACTAGAGGCTGACCAGGCACCTAAGAAATATACGATAGCCGAACTGAAGGCAATCAAAGCGTATTACGTGGCGAAACTAAAGGAACTGAAGAATGGAAATTGACCGCGACATTTCCCCCGGCGACGAAGCAGACCGCGCCGACTACTACCGTGAGTCCGTCATCGATGACCACGTAAAAGAAGCCATGCGGAAAGCTGCTGAGATTCCGAAAGGAACGGCTGGCGAGTGTTCGTCTTGTGGAGAATGGTCAATGCGGTTGGTGGATGAAACCTGCGCTCCGTGCCGCGACAAATTTGCGAAGTATTACGCTCTATAAATTTCAACGAAAAGGAGAAGCAAATGAACAATGAATACACCCATATCGCTATCGTTCTAGACAAGTCAGGATCGATGGGCAGCACTCTGACCGACACAATCGGTGGCTTTAACACGTTCCTCGAAGATCAGAAGAAGTCGCCCGGAGTGGCGTGCGTGACACTGGCAACCTTTAGCGATTCCGTGGAGTTTCCGCAGGAAGGATTCATCAAGGAAGTGCCGCCGCTCAACATGCACAGCTATCGCCCGATGGGCAACACGGCGCTATACGACGCTATCGGCCAGACGATCCACCGGCTCGGCGGAAAATTTGAGAACATGGCGGAACCCGCCCGCCCGGCAAAGGTGCTTATTGCCATTATCACGGACGGCTACGAAAACGCCAGCCGCGAATACACCAGCAAGCAGGTTGCCGACATGATCGAGCACCAACGCATTAAGTACGGTTGGGAGTTCGTGTTCATCGGCGCCAACCAAGACGCAGTTGTTGCGGCCAAGGGGCTTAACATCTCTGCGGACAATGCCATGACTTACGCGGCCAATGCTGGCGGAACTAAGGCGGCGTTCGGTTCCTTGTCGGCCAATACGGCTATGTACCGTAGCGGCGGTGTGGCGCATATGTCGTTTTCAAATGAAGACCGAAAACTGCAAGCGGATCAAGGCGCCGCTTAAATCGTCATGACATACGGTTGCCAGCAATTCCCCATAACCCGCCGAGGCTATTTGGCGAGGATTTGTGGTGATTGGTTTTCCAAGTATTACGCGCCATAGGAGGTTGAAATGCACAAATACATGACTGTAACAATGCCTGACGGATCAATTTACGGCGTTCCTGTCGATATTATTGCCCGCAATCGGGCTGCTCATTACGCGCAAGAGTTTGACGGAGATATTCGAGCAAGCCTTGAAGAAGATACGTTGCCGCTGTTCGAGTCTGACGATTACGAGATTCAAGATTGGGCCGTCAATAACATGAACTGGTCAGATTTTTACGGACACCAGATCAAGATCAAAGAAGCTCCACCACCTGATTTTCAGGATGCGTGGATGTGCGGTGATAAGGGGTTTCACGGAACTGTATGACCTACGGATGCCAGCAATACACAATAACACGCCTATGCCGATTCGACCGCCGTGCAATTGACCGCAAATGCGATGGATGCCAGCGGATGACAGACCGGGATTATCTCGAATCGCAAGGGCTGTGGATCATTGGTATTTCGCACCAGCCGTTGCCGCGCAGCGAGGCCGAGCGCATGGCGACGGCGGAAGTTGCAGAATGGGAGAAGAAGAATGGATGTGTCTAACCAGGCGACGCGCCAGGAGGAATTGATGCGCGAACTCGCCATAAAGCGCGCGGCAAACAACGTGCCAGTCCTTCCAGAGACCGGCGCTTGCCACTGGTGCGATGCGTTGCTCCCAGTCGGTGCCCGTTTCTGCGACAAGGATTGCAGGGACGACTGGGAACGAAAAAAAATGGCGGAATGCCGATGAAGCCCGTGCGCGTGACAACCGAAACGGTTAAGGAAGTGATCTATCGGTACATCAACGAATGCGGCGAGAACCGCTTCACGACCACGGATATTTCGCGTTTTATGGGAGCAGATGAGTATCAGGTACGGGCAGCAATCAGGTGGCTTCACGACCACGGAAAAGTCGAACCGATTCAAGGTTTGCGGTCATGTCGCTACACTAATACTTGCGGCGAAAAATATTCGGCTGCTGTGTATCAGATCAGGCAACAGACGCAGGTCGATTTTGTAACGCTGAATAGGGTGTTTTGTGGTGGGTGATGTTGTTCAATCTGGCATTGAGTTGAAGCCGCAGCATGAGAAGTTCGCTCAGGCAGTTGCCAGCGGAAAGAGCCAGGCGGAAGCGTATCGAGAGGCGTATCCGTTGTCGCGCAAGTGGAAGGATGCGGCGGTATATACACAGTCGTCTGCGCTCATGGCCGACAGTAAGGTTTCCACAAGGGTTTCAGAATTGCGGGCTGCCATTGCAGAGCGCGCCGAGGTCAATGCAGCCGACGCGCTGCGCGAGGCTTACAACATCCTGATAGCAGATCCTCGCGAACTGGTCAGCTACATCGTGCATTGCTGCCGGCACTGCTATGGAGAAGGTTTCAAGTACCAGCGCACCGCTTTCGAATTCGAGGCAGATCAGCGACAGCATGAGATCGATGTGGCCAGAGAAAAGGCTGAAGGCGAATTCAATCCACAGGGCGGAATCGGTTACGACGAGCGCCTGGCGCCGAATCCGGCTTGCCCGGCGTGCTTCGGCCGCGGAGTTGGCCGTGTGCTGGTTGCCGATACACGTAATGTCAGCAAGCAGGCGGCATCGCTTTACGCCGGGATCAAGCAGACCAAGGACGGGCTTGAAGTCAAGTTGCACTCGAAGGTTGATGTGATGGACAAACTGTTCCGGCACTTCGGGCTGTATGAGGCCGACAACAAGCAGAAGAGCGCGCTCGACGGCTTGCCACGCGAACTGCTTCAGGCGATGGTGCAACGCTTGAAAGCGCTGAATGGTCAGTCTTGATAAACTGGACGACATGATTTCCGGCCTGCCGCCGGAAGCGCGGGCGGCATTGTTGGACGACGCAATGCGGCAGCTTGCGCGCAACAAGATCGCCGATTACCGACCGTATCCAAAGCAGCGAGAGTTTCACTTGCTCGGCGCGACAATGCGCGAACGCTTGCTGCGCGCCGGAAACCAGTGCGTTACACCTTGGACGTTTATTGAAACGGCTGATGGGTTGCTCCGATCCGAAGAAGCTTTTTTTTCTGAAGATGTCCGTGTTGTGGCCCTGGCTGGTGAATCTGAATGTGTCGCTCAAGCGCAGAACGGATTTCTGGTTGGCATTGAGCCAGCGTATCGTTTTGTGATGGAGTCTGGAGAGTTTTTCGACTGCTCGGCATATCACCAAGTAGCGACCGAACGCGGCTATCTCCGTATCGACCAGATAATGTCTCTTTCAAGTGGTCGGCATTGCTGGCATAGAGCCGAAGATTATCAGGCCAATTGTGTTGAGGATGGCTATCTATGTGATCCACAACTTCTGACGGAAGAAGGTATCTTCCGAGAACTACCTCAAGCACAAGCCTATGCTCTAAACAGTACCCTGTCGTTTTCGCAAAAGGATGTAGCGGAGCGTATATCGCTATGTACCAGCCTTTCTCTACAATCCTTCCACCAGACCATCGCTGACGATGCTGCGCTCCAGCGCGCGGCCCTGTTCTCGCAGTTTGCAGGCCCAGCTTCGCACAAATCCGTTCTATCGCTGACAGGCTACAGCCGCATTCTTCAGCAACCCGAGATTGAGTCATCCCGGCTGCAATCAGGGAACGTACTTTCTCGCGTGAAATCGTCGGCGTTTTTCCGCGCGATTCCCTGGTCATGCCAATTAGTCGGCGCTGAAGATATGCTTGGACTGCATATTTCGTCAATCCAAGAACATGGGCGATCTCTTGACGCTCTATCCCTTGGCTGTTCATTGCAAGAATTGCATCGTGATGAATCTCGCATTGCGACGTTTTACCCATATAAACATCCTGAATTAATTGGTGGAAAACGCATTATAGCGGTCGTTCCAATTGGTTTCCAGCCATTATTAGACGTTCAGATTGAGGATGTTCATAACTACAAGTCTGCTGGTGTTTATCATCACAATTGCGGTAAAAGTTTCTCTGTTGGCGCTGAAGTGTCCTATCACCTTACCGGGCTGTATCCAGACTGGTGGGACGGTCGCCGCTGGGCGCGTCCGACCGTCGTATGGGCATCCGGAGAGACAGCAGAGGCGACGCGCGACAATCCTCAGCGCGTATTGCTTGGACTGGCCGGCGAAAAGGGAACCGGAGCCATTCCGGCAGATTGCCTGGGTGGAGATTATGGTCTGGCATCGGGAACAGCAGACCTGTTCGACTACATAAAGGTTAGGCACCATACGAATGGCGTTTTCGATGGCTGGTCGTTCCTGCGTTTCAAGTATTACGCACAGGGGAGAAAGAAATGGCAGGGGCCGCCAGTTGATTTCGTTTGGTTCGACGAGGAACCGCCAGAGGAAATCTACGACGAAGGATTGGCGCGGACGATCGCAACAGGCGGAATGGCCGCCATGTCATTCACGCCGCTGCAGGGGATGTCGACCGTGGTGCTGCGATTCCTGGGGAACGAGAAAACCGCCGACCGTGCCGACGTCAACATGACGATAGAGGACGCCGAACACATATCACCGGAGGAACGGGTTCGGATCATCGCCAGCTTCCCTGCGCACGAACGCGAGGCGCGCGCCAAGGGCATTCCGACACTAGGCAGCGGACGCATCTTTCCGGTCGAAGAAGACTCAATCAAGGTGGCGTCGTTTCCTATCCCGGAGCATTGGGCGCAGATCAACGGAATCGATTTCGGCTGGGATCACCCGGCCGCTGCTGCGCGTTTGGCTTGGGATAGAGATTCAGACTGCCTCTACGTCATCAACACGCATCGCGCCAGGGAACAGACGCCGATCCTGTTTGCGCCTTCGGTCAAAGCCTGGGGAGACTGGATCCCTGTCGCTTGGCCGCATGATGGCCTGCAACACGATAAGGGCAGCGGCGAGCAGTTAGCCGAGCAGTATCGCTCTGCCGGCCTGAACATGCTGGACGAACGCGCCACCTTTGAGGACGGCGGCAATGGCGTCGAGGCCGGTGTGTTGGAAATGCTCGACCGGATGCAGACGGGGAGATTCAAGGTATTCGCTCACCTGGATGAGTTCTTTGAAGAATTCCGCCTGTATCACCGCAAGGACGGGAAGATCGTCAAGGAGATGGACGACATCATTTCGGCGGCACGCTACGGGGTGATGATGAAGCGCTTCGCCAGGGTTCCGCCAAGGGCTGATCGCCGCGCGCATCGCAAGGAAAGAGATTGGCGAACGGCTTAAATACTGGCTGGCGGTTCACAATTCGCGCAACTATCCTCAGCTAGCTACGCGCATGAACCTGGAACACCCGATACTATCGTCGGACGGAAGTCGCTATTTCAGTGTCGGCGGCGCCGCATCCTTCAAAACCTTCACGCACCGAGGCTATAACTGCTCGCTTGAGTGGGTTGATGGCGAGCCGGCAATGCTGATCTGGTCCGCACGCGGCGGCCTTGACGCCGGGGTGTTCGGGATATGCCTGTCATCAGCAGCCAAGTATGCTGACCCGTCCGGAGACATCACGCCAGCCGGCTATCTGGAAATCATCAATGCCCTGCCGGTTCTCGGGAAGCCACTACTGGAAATCGAGGCCAAGGCGCTTCGTGATTGTGTGTTGCTGTGGATGCCTGACCTTCTGCATATGCCAGCCTGTCCATCCGCTGTCCGCATTGCCGACCGCCCGGAAGCGCTCTGGGAAATCACCCACAAGGACCAGAACGGCAAGGTCTTGAGCGAGGCCAGTATATGAGCAAGAAAGTCGCGGTCGGCCCGGCACTGAAACCGGCAGACGAGATGAAGAAGCACGCGCAGTTGATGACGTGGTTCCAGCAGGAAATGCGCCGGCAGTCGGTGAATCGCTATCAGATGGCGCTCGACGAGGATTACTACGACTCCGAGCAATGGACCGCTTCTGAAAAGGCTGTGCTGCGCGCCCGCGGCCAGGCTCCCGTGGTCTACAACGAAACGAAGTCGACAATCGACTGGCTTATCGGAACCGAGCGCCGGACGCGAACCGACTTCATGGTGCATGCCCGCGAGGAATCTAAAGAAGCGGAAGAAGATGCCAAGGTTAAGACCAAGCTGCTGAAGTACCTGCATGACGCGAACAACACAGGGTTCGAGCGTTCGGCCGTGGCTGACGATGTGTTCAAGGCCGGGATGGGATGGCTCGAAGTCGGAATCTCGGAAGACCCGGAAGACGAACCTGTGTATCAGCGCTACCAGTCCTGGCGTGGCATGCTGCACGATTCGCTTGGCGAGCGGCGCGACATCAACGATTCGCGCTACCTGTTCCGCTTCCGTATGGTCGACCTCGATCTGGCCATTGCTTATTTCCCGGATAAAGAGCGGGAACTGCGCGCCGCAGCGGTTTCATCTGACTCGCAGAGTTACCTCGAATGGTGGAACGGCAACCTGATGGACGACATCGGCACCGGAACGCCGATGCC